TCACGAGCTTAAAAAATTCATTAAAGATAACTGGAAAAAGGGCAGACTTGCGAAGTCTGTGCCTTGGGATAGGAGGAATCATGAGAGAGTATAAGTTCAGAGCTTGGTTGAAAAAAGAAAAGAAAATGGTGGAAGTTTTATCTATAAATTTTCAAGAAAAAAGGATAAGTGTTCCAGCTAATGGAGACATAAGAAGACCTAATTTTTATGATTTTGATGGAGTTGTTTTAATGCAATATACAGGTCTAAAAGATAAGAACGGAACAGAGATTTATGAGAGTGATATATTGGATGATAGTTATATATCTTGTCTTAGCAAAGGAAAAGTAATTAAGCATTTTATTGCAACTTATAAAAACGCAATGTTTTTCGGCGAACTTATAGGAAAAACTCCTTATGGCGATATGCCTTTATATCATTTGATAAAAACAAAAGTTATAGGAAACATTTATGAAAATCCAGAGTTGTTGGAGGTCTTATGACATTTAAACAATGGAGAGAAGCTGTAGGGTGTCCTGATCTTAAGATTAAGGATAAGATATAATTCATCGGGTAAATATGTAACTGATAAAAAAGGTATGCACGATTCTATGATAATCGTGTTGAATCCAAAAAAGAAAATTAAAAACATCGGAGTTTCAACGTTAGTATATAACGATTTGTAGTTATTAATAAACACATTTAAGGAGGTAACAGAATGAAAAATCTTGATGTAACCGAATGGAATAAGCCACAAGACACAGAAATATCATTCATATCCAAAGAAGGCACGGAAATATTAAAGATAAAAAAAGAAGGAATAGAGTACAAAAATGAGATTTTAAAAGATTGTGAAGAAGTTTATACCGTTCTTAAAAATATTTTATCTCGGTATACAAATGTTCGTATTTTTAAAAAAATAAAAGAATTTAATTCTTGTCCTTTTTGCGGTACAAAAGATGCTAAAATTTTCAAGTTTGGAGTCAGAGAAGAGTATAGTGCAGTTTGTTGCGGTTGCGGGTTTGAGACTCCGAGAAAAAGCACAGAACAAGAATTAGTCGTTTTTCGCAATAAGCGATATAATTAAATAAAAAGGAGGACTAAAATGAACGAAAAAAACGAAAAAACGATTAAAAGAAATAATAGAATTAGATATAAACAAGGAGGATAAATAATGGACAATATGAAAATATACGGATTATCAAGATTTTATGAGCAAATATTTTTAAATACATTACATAATATTTCAAAAAAAAATAATTTGAAAATAGAAGACATAAAATTTTGTACAAACAAATTGAGAACTGTTTATTATTGGTCTTTTTTTGTTAAAAATACTTGACAAACAAAAAAAAAAAAAAAAAAAAAATATATAAAAAAAAAAAAAAAAAAAAAAAAAAAAAAAAAAAAAAAATTAATATAATATATAAATAGCACAAAGCTATAAAAATATAAAATTGGAGGTCATTATGACTAAAGTAATTTATGAACCAAAAGGAAAAGCAAGAGAATATTCACCATTAGCTTTAAACTTGTATTTGAAGTGTTCACATGGATGTAAATATTGTTATGCTCCTAAAGTAAGATTTGATAATGATTATTTCTCTGAGCCTTTTCCAAGAAAAGATGTTTTAGTAAATCTTGAAAAACAATTAAAAAAAGAACGCATTAAAAAACAAGTTTTATTATCTTTTATCGGAGATGTTTATTGTGATACAAAAGATAAAAACGAAACAACAAGAAAAGCTTTGGAAATATTGCTTGAAAATAAAGTCCCAGTTGCTATCCTTACTAAAAATGAAAGAATATTAAATGATATTGAATTAATTAAAAAATTCGACGAACACATTCAAATAGGAAGCACATTGACTTTCTATGATCAAGAAAAATCTTTAGAATGGGAACCTGGAGCTTCTACTCCTAAAGAAAGACTTAATTTTCTTAAAAAGTTTCATGATGAAGGTATTAGAACATTCGCAAGTTTTGAACCTGTTATAGAACCAAATGAATCGTTGAAGCTTATAAAAGAGTCTATTGATTTTATAGATATTTATAAAGTCGGTAAGCTAAATAATTATAAAGGCATTGATAAGAGTATAGATTGGACAGATTTTCTTGAAAAAGTTGTTTATTTATTAAGAAAAAACAAGAAATCTTTTTATATAAAACATGATTTAAGAGTATCTGCTCCATCAATTAAACTTTTTGGAAACGAAGTTTTATCTGATGAACATAATGTCTTTTAAGTTAATATAATGTTTTTTCATAAGGCTCTGTTTTTGACAGAGTCTTTTTTTTTATGTAGTATTAAAGTTATTAATGCTAAAATTCCGGGGGGATTTACATGAAGAAAACAGAAAAGACCAGAGGTCAAAAAAATAAAAAAGTAACAGGTAGACCAAAGATAAAAATAGATTTTAAAAAGGTTCAATTGTTGTCTGGAATGTTTTGCACAGGAGAAGAGATTGCATCTGTTCTTGATGTTGACTATGATACTTTGAATTCGAGGATTTTAGAAAAGTTCGGTGTTCCTTTTTCGGAGTATATAAAAAGATATAATCAAACAGGCAAGGCTTCCTTAAGAAGAATGCAATATAAATCTGCTCAAGAAGGTAATTCTACTATGTTGATTTGGCTTGGAAAGCAATATTTGAATCAGAAAGATAAAAAAGACATTGACGGGAATTTAAAATTAAATGTAATCTCAGAAGTTTTTCAGGAGATCTTAGATGAAAGTGATGAAGAATAAGTTAAAAAAACTTTTGAAAGATAAGGTTTGGAGATTAAACAATCTTTATAAAATTAAAGACAAAAACGGTAAAATTATAAATCTTAAATTAAATCAGGCACAAAAATATTTATTTGAAAATTACACATATAGAAATATAATATTGAAAGCCAGACAGCTTGGTTTTACTACATTCATTGATGTGTTTTTTTTTGATGATTGTTTATTTAACAAAAATATTACTACTGGAATAATAGCTCATAATCTAGAAGACGCTAATAAGATATTTAAAAATAAAGTCAAGTTTGTGTATGAAAATTTGCCAGATGAAATAAAAAGTGTTGTTAAAGCAACGACAGATAGAGCTGGTGAGATGATTTTCAGTAACGGTTCAAGTATATCTGTATCAACTTCTTTTAGATCAGGCACATTACAAAGACTTCATATATCCGAACTTGCAAAAATATCATTAAAATATCCTCAAAAAGCCGAGGAAATAATGACAGGAGCAGTAGAAGCTGTATCAGAAGATGGAATAATTTTCATAGAATCAACTTCAGAAGGATCAGGAGGTATATTTTTTGATATATACGAAAAAGCTAATAAAATATCAATGCAAAATAGAGAAAGGCATAAATTAGAATATAAAGATTTTTTCTATCCATGGTATTTTGACGAAAAATATAAAGCTGATAAATCATTTTACATGGATAAGTTTGAAGAAATTGATTATAAAAAATATTTCAATGAACTTGAGAGCAAAAATATAAAATTAACAATTGAACAGAAAGCCTGGTATTGTTTGAAATGCAATGCACTTAAAGAAAAGATGAAACAGGAATATCCTACAACTCCAGAAGAAGCTTTTAGTGCAGGCATATCAGGCACATATTATTATGATCAGTTTAATTATTTAAGAAACAATAAAAAAATAGGTGTTAACTGTTATGATAAAAATTTACCGGTTTACACAGCTTGGGATTTGGGTTATGGCGACAGTACCGCTATCTGGTTTATCCAATTTAACCGAATGGACAAAGAAAATCCATATAGGGCAATTGATTATTATGAAAATTCTGGTGAAGGAATAGATCATTATTTAAACATATTAAAATCTAAACCGTATAAATATATAAAGCATATAGCACCACACGATATAAACAATCATGTATGGTCATCTACTGGCGGTGTGACTGCTTGGGAAAAAGCGAGACAAAAAGGAATATATTTTGAGGTAGCACCGAAAGTTAGCACAATTGATGGAATAAACGAAGTAAGAAAAAAGCTTGTTTCTTTTCTGTTTGATAAAAAAACAGAACACGGCTATAATATGTTAGAGAGATACAGGAAAGAATGGAATGATAAAACTGGCAAATATAAAGATAAACCTTTTCATGATGAAACTTCACATTGTGCTGACGCATTTAGATATTTTTCAGTTACAGTTAACAAGATTAACAAAAAACAAAGCGATATGATAGATATGTTTTAAGTAAAAAATAAACAAAGGGGTTTAAAAAAATGATAGGACAATATGACGAAATTTATAATGATTTAAAAAGTGATTGGATAAGAATAAAAGATTTTGTAAAAGGAGAAAGACAAGTAAAAAATTCAGCTGTGCAAAATGAATATATCGTTGTGCCTGTTGGGATTGAACCTAAAAGCGATAAAGCTAGAGCATATATACAGCGTGGTTTTTTTCCGGAATTAGCAAATACAGCATTGAATGAAGCAAACGGAAGAATTTTCCAACATGAACCTATTTTGCCTGAAAAAGAAAAAATTGATGTTCTTGGAAAAGATTTTTATAGCGATGTTGACGGTTCAGGTAATTCAATTTCTGAAATTATATCGAAAGTTGTAAATAATTTGAATAGCACTACAAGGTGCGGAATTCTTGTAGACTATGCTAATGTCGGGACATATATGAATGAAGCACAAAGACAGCAGTCCGATGATCGTATTGTTTGGTCTTATTACGACACACTTGATATTTTGAGTGTAAAAACAAACAGGTCAGGAAAAATAATTAAAATTGAGCTTGCTGAAAAAATTGAAAGTGATTATATAACTCTTGAATCCGAAGATATAATTCATGAGGTGAGAAGAGTTTTATTTATAGATAACGACGGAATTTATAAACAGAGAATATACGAATATAATTCAAAAAATGAAAAATATGAATTGTTCGATGATGAAATAATTCCGTTGATGCAAGGAAAAACACTAAATTATATTCCGTTCATAATATTTAATGGGAAAACAAATAACGCAGAAGTTTATAAACCTCGTTTGCTTGATATGGTTGAGACAATAAACAGTATATATAAAAACTGGACTGATCTTGAACACATGATTTATAATATTTGTACTCCCGTTAGATATGGGACTGGTATCAACGACGAAGATTTAAACAAAATATCGCAAGCAGGTCCAACCAAATTCTGGGCAATAACAAATCCAGAAGCTCAATTAGGCGTTTTAGACATTGGCGGAAACGGATTGACTTATGCAATTCAGAATATAGAAAGTAAGTTAAAAATTGCTGAAAGGTTAGGTTATGTATTTCTTGACTCAGGAACAAAGACGGCAACGCAGAGTGTGATTGAAACAACAGGAAGATTGATAACTTTATATGATGTCGCTAAATCGACAAGCGAAGGAATAATGAAATGTCTTGAAATTTCTATGTTATGGGTAAAAGGGTTTTATGACGAAGAAGATATAAAAGTTTCTATAAACATAAAATCTGATATTAGCACATTTGAAGCAAATAATCTTACAGCTTTAATCAATTCTTATATTTCAGGACTTTTAAGAAAGCAGGATATACATAAATATATGCTTGAAAGAAAGTTGACTGATGTAAAAAATTTTGATGAATGGAATTCAAGTTTGATAGACAATATAAACGAATTGAATCCAGGTATATAAATGAATTTAAATCAGGAACTTCTTGACACTGTTCTTAAAACTCAAACAGAAATGTTGAGAATTTCAAGAACACATTATGAAAAAGAAATTTTACCTATTCTTGAAGATACAAGAAGAGAATTAGTAAACAGATTATCTGTATTGCAAAATAAAAATAATGCTGAGCAGATTGAAGTTGCAAGAACTTTGTTTTTACAAACTGATGAATTGATAAATGATTATTATTCTAAAATCGGTGAAGTGAATGTAAATAGAGTTCTTGACAGTGCTAAAATAACACAAGAACAGATAAACGATATATTCAATAAAGATGTTCAGATTGCAAGAGTTTTGAGTGTAAGTAAACTTGAAAAACTGGCTACCGATACAGTGTTCGGTTCTGAAATAAATAAACATTCAGCGGGTTTCTGGTGGAAAAGACAGTCAAAATATCTACAGAAAAATTACAGAAAAAAAGTATCTGGATTGATTGCAAGCGAATCGGATTATAAAACTATAATAAAAGCTATAAGAGGTACTGCAAAAAATAAATACACTGACGGAATAATGAATATAACATATTCTCAAGCAAAAGCACTTGCAAGGTCTTCTGTAATTAATGTTAGTAATGCGACAAGAAGAGAATATTATGCAAGCAATCAAGATGTTATAAAAGGCATTAAATGGATTTCAACATTAGACGACAGAACCTCAATAATTTGTGCAAGCCTTGACGGTCTTGTGTGGACACTTCCTGATTACAAACCAGAAGGACACGGATTTAGTTATCCAGGCGACACAGCTCACTTTAATTGCAGGTCAACTCAAGTTCCAGTTTTAAGAAGTTACGAGGAAATATTAAGCACAGGAAAAAAACAGGAAATAAAAGAAGCAGGTTTGAGGTCTTCATATACAGGAGCTGTCCCGCAAGATTTAAGTTATTCTACATTCTTAAAAAAACAAGGTGCAGAATTCCAAAATGAAGTTTTAGGAATTCAAAGAGCCGAACTTTTCAGAAAAGGAACAGATATAAAAGATTTAATAAATAAAGATTTTGAGGTGATACCTTTAAGAGAATTAAGTGAGTAGTCAAAAAATGATAGTCAAAAATCAAAATTTGACATAATTTAAAAAAAGTATTATATTTAAAATATAGCTGTCAGAGACAGAAGTCATGACAGTTTTTTTTATATCAAAAATATCCCGGAGGGAAAACATGAGTGTAGATTTATCAATGTTTCAGGATGAAAATGGAAATATATCAGCTGATAAAATTGAGGTAATCAAAGAAGCTATTGAAAAACAGACCTCAGGTCTTGCAGAAAGTAAAAATAAAATTCTTGCAGAAAAAAAGAAATTGCAAGAAAGAATAAAACTTTTTGAAGGAATAGACCCTGAAAGAGCAAAACAGCTTGAAACTGAATATGAAGAATTGCAGAATAAAATATCTGAAAAAGACAATGACGCTACAGCGATAAAGAAAGCACTTGAAACAAAATACACTAAGCAGATTAAAGAATATGAAGAAAATTTGAACACATATAAAAGTAAGTACGAACAGAAAATGATTGATGAAACTTTGACAACTGAACTTGAAAAAATAGGCGTTACAAATCCTATTTACAAAAAGTCTGTTAAAGCTTTACTTAAAGAACAAATAAAGTTACAAGATGATACTGTTTTTCTCGGAGAGGAACCAGTTGACAGTTATATAAAAAAATGGTCTGAGACCGAAGACGCAAAAGCTTTTATAACTCCTGCTGAAAATTCAGGTGGCGGTTATAAAAAATCTGGTGGAACATTAGCTACACAAAAAATATCTAAAAACGCAACTGCGAAAGAAAAAACTGATTATATTACAAAATATGGTCAAGAAGCTTTCGTAAATGCTATTAAAGGAGAATAATTATGGCGAGTTCATTAGCGAGTAATTTTAAGTATCTTGATGAAATGTTTTACAGTGGAGTAATCGAAGCTATATCTCAGAATGTTAATGTATTCAATGAATCTTCAAACGGTTCAATTATCATGGGTTCTGATAGAAAGCTAGGTGACTATTTTTATGAGTCTTTTTTTGATCAGAATTCGGCGGTATCCAGACGGGATAATACTTCTGTTTCTGCAGCTGATGCTGTAGCTTTGACTATGGATAACATGATTGATGTTAAATGCCTTGGTAAATTTTTACAGGACGCAGCACTTGACGTAATCAAAAAAGCACTTAATAGAGGAAGTTCAGTTAAAGAATTGAATTTTATTATGGGTAAGCAGTATGCGATGCAGAAAATGAAATATATGGTGAATTTTGCGCTTGCAGGAGTTCAGGCAGGTATTACAGGACAGTCAACAAATGTTTACGATAATACTTCAAGCTCAACAACTTCACTTACTCATTCAGCTTTAGTTAAAGGTATGTCCAAAATGGGTGATAAAGCTCAGGATATTAAGGCTTGGGTTATGCACTCAAAAGCTTATTATGATCTTGTCGGTAATGCAATTACTGATAAAATCACAAATGTTGCAGATAGAGCAATTTATGGTGCTACTCCAGGCACGCTTGGAAGACCTGTTATTATTGTTGATGACGATTCTCTTGTTGACGATTCAGCTTCTACAACTTATTACTACACGCTTGGATTAGTTCAAGGTGGTGTAAGAGTTATTGAGTCAGAAGAAGAGAATGTTGTATCTAAAATCGTTACCGGTAACGAACAGCTTTTACATAGATTACAGGCTGAATTTGCTTTTAATCTTGGTCTTAAAGGTTTGAAATGGAATGTTTCAGCTGGTAAAGCTAATCCTACAATTGCTACAGTTGGAACAACAACAAACTGGGAATTAACAGTTACAAGTCACAAGCACATTGCAGGAGTTGCAATCAAAACCACATAATATGAAAATTATTATTTGGGAAAATTTACATATTTGGGATAACAGTAAAAAGGGTAAGTTCATGCTTGCCCTTTTGAACTATCTCAAAAATGCAGGTCATCAAGTAAAAAATCTAAATAAAAGATATTATAAACCTGATTGTTTTGAAAAATGCGATATGATCGTTATGTGGGGCTCTGGTTCATCTGTTTTTCATGAAATTTACAAAAATTACAATGAAGCAGGAATACCTATATTGATAATTGAGAATGGATATTTTAATGATGAATATTGTTCGTTTGGTTGGGAACATCATTATTATCTGCCTAAAGTTTTTGATAAAAAAAGAATTGAATTATTTGATATAGAAATTAAATCAAAAAAAACTAATAAAGGCAAAAAAATAATTCTTGCAGATAGAGGTCATTTAAAAACTTGGTTTGAAAAGTTATTAAAAAAACTCCCAGAAAACAAAGAGATAGTATTCAGACCACATCCGTTAAGACCGCAAGAAAGCATGGAAGCAGTGAAAAGAGAAACAGGTAATGTAAACTGGAATGAAATACATTCAGTTATCACAGATTGTTCAGCTTTTGGAAATAAAGCTTTATTAAATGGAGTACCTGTTTTCTGCAGAAATACAGCAAGTTATGCTTGTGTTGGAAATATAATAAATAAAGATACAGATTTTAATAAACCGAAAATGCCCAAAAAAGAAGATATTGAAAAATATTTTATAAAACTTGCAAATTCGCAATATAACATAAATGAAATGGATCTTATGTTTAAAAATTATATGAAAGAATTGGAAGGTAAAAAATGATTGAATATATAGTTGAAGATGGAACAGGTAAAGTTGATTCTACAAGCTATGTAGATATAACTTATATTGACCAGTACGCTGAGAATATGGGATATTCTGATTGGTCAGGCTATTCACTTCCAGTCAAACAATCTTATTCAAATCAGGCAACACAATACATTGATTTGTCTTTCAATTTTTCTGGAATAAAAACTGATTCTTCTCAGTCTCTTGAATTTCCGAGAACTGATTGTTATGAATCTTGCATAAAGGAATACTTTGAAAATAAGGAAATACCAGTAAAACTAAAAAAAGCTGTATGCGAAATTGCAATAAACAGAGGGTTAAATGATTCAAGACTTATTACAAGCACAGGAGAAGTATTTAAAAAAGAAAAGATAGGAAGTCTTGAGGTCGAAAGATTTACACCTGGAACGACACAAAAAACATATCCTCAAGTAAACAAAATGTTATCCTGTTTTTCTGAATATAATTTTTTTGGTGTGACAGACTTGGAGAGAGCATGAGTTTAAGAGATACAGCTATAAATTTAATAAAAAAATTCGGTGCAAGTCTTACTAAGATAAAAATAATAGAAACTACATATAATGTAGCTACTCTTGAAAACGAATTGACTACAGAAACAAGCACAGTATACGCTGTTAAAGATAATTTTGACAGATCAGAAATAGACAACACAAATATTTTGATAGATGATATAAAATTGTTAATTGCGGGTGATACGGAAATAACTGCAAAAGATATAATTGAAATTGAAGATAAACAATACAAGATTATAAGCATTAAAAAAATTAAACCTGCGAATGAATTGATATATCAGGAAATTCAAATAAGAAAATGAACATAAACATTGACATAACAAAATTTGAAAAAGATATTGAAAAAGCAGGAAAAAATATAAATGATGTATTAAACAGTTCTGTTAAAAAAATGGCAGTTGATACAGAAAGCAATTTGAAGCAGATAACTCCTGTTGATACAGGAAGAGCAAGATCAGGTTGGAATACAATCGAAGTTAACAAAGGATATAAAATAAGTAATAATGTTCCTTATATAAATAAACTGAATAATGGATACAGCAAAAAAGCTCCTGCTAATTTTGTGCAGATAAGCATAAAAAGAGCAGTTGAAAGCTTTAAGAGGTTTTTTAAATGATAACAACATATACAGGAATAAAAAGCGATTTATATAGTACTCTGATAACTGGAATGAATACTTCATATCCAGATATGAAGATATATTTCACAAACACTGTTGATGAAGATTATACAAAAGATACAGAGTTTTTAGTTGCAAGTATTCAGGATGTTGATAGTTTTAAACTTACTAATTCTAACACTGAAGCAATTTATTTAAATACTGGCATAATGACTGTTCAAGTCTTCACGGAAAAATTAAAAGGTGAGAAAAAACAGGAAGAGATCATAAACAAGATTGTAAATGTTTTCAGAAATTATGAAAAAGAAAACTTGAGAACGAACAATATACAGTTTGTTGAAGGTTTTGACAGCGGTTGGCAACAAAAGAATGTTTTAATAAATTTTGAATGGGATTATTATTATTCGGAGGTTTAAAAATGTCATATTTTAAAGGGAAAGATATTGTAGTGACTTTTGATTCAGGAGTTCAGGCAGCTAGTACTAATGTAACAGTAAGTATGTCAGCTGATAATGTAGATGTATCTAATGCAGATAGTAATTCATTTCAGGAAGTTATAAGTGGATTGAAGTCTATGACTGTTTCAGTCGACGGACTTGCGACAGACGCAAACACTGCTTCAATTTTGTCAAATTTAGGTTCAATTGCTTCTCTTTCTATCGCATTATCAAGTTATGCAACTATATCTTGTCAGGCACATTGTAACAGCATTGAAGTATCGGGGGAATTTGAAGGTGCGACAACATATTCAGCTGAGTTTACTTCTACCGGCGATATAACAAATTCTTAAGGAGAATTTATGAGCGATATTTATGAAATGACATCTGAAGATATAAAAAAGTATAAATTGACTCTTGATGATATTGAGAAACTTGAAGAAGATGATATAAGCATACTTGATTTGTCAAGAGATATGGCAAAAGATGTAATGCCTAAAGCGAAAGTAATAAAAAAAGTTCTTGCTGTTAAGGGATTAGAAGAAACAGATTACATGAGAGCTATTGAGGAGTTTAGTAAAATAATGATTGCAACTTCAAAAAAAAAATAGCATTGGAAGAATTAAAAAAAAATCCTGCTAAGCTCGGCATAACTGAATATAAATCATTATCCGAGCTTATTTTTTTGAACGAAGTATATCAAGAAAAAATGAATGAAGAACTTGAAATACAAGCACATTTCACAGCTTTGATTCTTACGGCTTTGACCGGAAAAAAAGTTAAAGCAAGAGATCTTGTAAATCTGCCTAAGAAAAAAGTTGAGATATGCGATTATGAATCTATAATTGCGAGCAGGAGGAAAAATGTCTGAAAAAATTGGAATTGATATTATTTTTCAAGGAATAACAAAAAAATTCAATAAATCTATAGATGATGTAAAAAAAAGCTCAATTGAATTATCTAAAAGCTTTAAAACTGCTGGAGCTGTATTAACCGGGGTTGGAGTTGCCGGAATAGCTTTACTTGCGAATATGGAAAAGGAATTTTCTGCAAACGAAAAAGCTTCTGCTAATCTCAACGCAACATTCAGACAAAATGCGAACGCAGTAGGTTTAATGAGAGAAGAAATCACGGGATTTGCTCAAGATTTTTCAAGGTCCACAGGAATAGCTCAGGCTGATTTAGAAAACGCTTCGGCACAAATGCTTACTTTTAAAAATGTCACAGGAGAAACTTTTAAAGAAGCTATTTCTTTAGGGGCTGATTTATCTACAGTTTACGGTCAGGACTTAAAATCATCTACGATTCAATTAGGAAAAGCCTTGAATGATCCTGTCACTGGAGTAACTGCGCTTAATCGTGTTGGTGTTCAGTTCACAGAAGCACAAAAAGAAATGATAAAAGGATTTACAGAACAGAATGATTTAGCTTCAGCACAATCAATTATATTAGCTGAACTTCGTTCACAGGTTGGCGGGGCTACAAAAGAATTTGGTAAAACATTTGCAGGAGCTGTAGCAATAGCAAATAATGAGTTCGCTGAATTAAAAGCAGAAATTGTTGCAGGGGTAATTCCAGTTATAAAAGATTTACTGAACAATGTTATTATTCCGCTTCTGAAATGGTTTAGAGAATTATCTCCAGAAACTAAAAAACTTATAGGTCTTGCTATTGGATTAGGTACTGCTTTTGCTACTGTTGGAGGTCCTATGCTTTTAATAATCGGTTATCTTCCGCAAATTTCAGCAGGATTTTCAGCTCTCGGTCTTTCGATAACTGGTGTAGGAACTGCTTTAGGTGGAATGTTAAGCAAGTTAACAGCTTCCGTTGCTGCTTTTACAACTGCTTACCAGCTTGGTAAAAAATTTGCTGAAACTGATTTTGGTAAAACTATCGTAGATAATACTTTCGGAAATATAATTGACAAATTCGCAGGTACTGGAATCGAACAGTCTGGAATGTCTGCAAAATATTACGAAAAAGCAAATAAACAAGCTTCAGGAACAGTAATAATAAATAATCCTGTCTTTGATAGAGAAGGTAAATTGAATGATTTTCAAAGAAATATCAATCTCAACCAAGCGGTGGTGAACAGTATATGAACAGAATAAAATTCAACGGGAATAATTTAAAAATTGAGCCACAAAATGTTAGTCTTGAAAACATTGATACATCTGTAATATATAGAGACATCGCAGGTAAACTTATAAAATCTCAAGGTGTTGTCAAGAAAGTTTTAAATATTTCTGGTATAACAAATATAGATGATTTAACTGTTTTAAACACAATGCAGTCAAAAACTGCTGACAATGTTATTTCGATAATCGGCTACGGGCTAAATAATACATATACTATGAATGTAACTTTTTCAGCAGATTATGAAAAATTTTTATATCAGAATAAATTGAGTTTCAGGTATTCAGCGAGACTGGAGGAGGTATAATGCAGATAAAACAACTTGCAAAATATGAAACTGGAACTTTAGCAGGTGTTTATAAATATAGCTTCATTGAAAAAGGATTTTATGTTATTTTGTATAGAGTTTCAAGCTCTATAATTCCAGCAAACAGTATACCTTTTTCGGTCATATGCGCAGATTTGCGTTATGAATTCACAAATTTTAATTTTAAAGATTTGGATTTGTGGTTTAAAGCAATGATTCCGATAGAACAAGCTTCAAGCACAGTATCGAATATTCAGATAATTGTTCGTTGGTTGAATTATACAACGAATGCAATATCTAATGTTATTATAGATACTTTCAATATGCCTGTATCGATAAAAATAAAATATGTTTATGCCGGTTCTGGATGGACAGATTATCCAGACACTTCAGCACCGGATGATTTATATTTTAAAACAATAGATGAAACAGGGGCTTTATCAGGCGAACAATATATATCAAATTACCCTTATTATCAGAATATAACATATTTAGGTTATCGAGGAATTGAATTAGGTACAAGACTTTTTGGCTCAAGAAGTTTTGGAAGACCTTATAAATTACATGATTTTTTTTCAAAAAACGCCGAGTGGGATGAAAGAAACGACGGTACAGTGCCTTGGTCAGATAATATAACTTTTCAAATATATATAACTCCTTCTGAAAATCTATTTTGTGCTGATTTCATACCACTTGACAAAATTGATGTATATCTTAAGGAAAGTTATGAAGCTGATGGAATAAAATATACAACAACAGACTATCCTGAGATAATCGCACAATTTACATATAATGGAAATAATTATCCTAATACCTCAGTTACAAAAGATAAAAAAATTGTTGCAAACGGCGAGGTAACAAGAGTTAACACTTTTATAAAACTCGAAGATGAAAACGGTATAAATACATATCTATATAATAATATACCAAGAGATATATTTGATACAGAAGAATTTAGCTTGTCTAATCCTATTCAATTCACTTACGACAGTTCAAGACAAGCTCACAAAGTAAAGGCTTTATATAGCTTAAATTCAATACAATTCATAGAACCTCCAGCATTAATTGTGCCAGATGTATTTTCGATTACAAATGAAATCAGAAGAGTTGCAAGATGTTATTATGCAACTGTAGAAAATGAGAATGAATTATTGCTTAAATTTGAACCTGGCAGGCATCAACCTTATTTTTCTTATGTTTTGGAAATAGTTGATACTCAGCTTGGTTTTACAGGTGAATTTTATGAAGACGGAGATCTTGGAGGTATAGCATGGTAATTGACGCGACTATAGAGAAAGAATTAGTACAAGCATTAGACAGCATAAACTTTTTGAGTCTTGATAAATATGATGTAAACAGTATTGTAAGTATTACTGATATTCCAGTTAAAATTTTCAAGCAGGAAAGCGAAATAATATCGGAAAATCAAAGAGTTTTTAAATACACTGGAGAAAGTGTTTTCAGTAAGATTAAATCTGATATAACATATCAGCCTACTTCTGGTCAAACTTGCAAGGATATTGTGATTGATATAATTGATAATGCCGGGTTGAGTTATGATGATAGTTTATATTCTATTTCTTTGGCATTTCAGGGAGATAGAGTTGACGGAAGTTTTGGGAAATTTGAGGAATATAACGGTTTGAATATAATTTATAATCTTCTTGCGATTGACGGAATGGTGATGAGTATAAAAGACGATAATACTATATTTTTTGTGCCTAATAACAGAGAAAATAATATATCAATAACAAGCTTCAGTAATCTTGTTAAAAATATATCCGTTGATAATATTTACAAAGGCATAAAAGTTTATAGTTCAGAAGCTAGTACAAGTGTTGATTCTTTGCTTGCTGATGTTGGAGAAAACGGAAAAACTTATGTGTCGCTGTTTTTTAATAACAACGCAAACACTCAAGCACAAGCTTTTTCAGAAAATCTTGTCAATAATTTTTCTGAACCTTTGGAAAGTATTTCTTTCAACTCAAAAGAAAATTATCAACTTGGAGATTGTTTTAATATAAATCTTGCAAATGTTGAGGTTTCCGGTGATTATATGCTTGAAAGAAAACAGATAAGAATCGAGTCTGGTTCTATCAATTATACTTACAGAGCATATAAAAAAAATCAAATGATACAATTTTTTCATAATAAATCTTTTATTGATAGTATTTTCAGGTATAATAATACAAAAAGACCTGCAAATTTGACAATTTCAGAAAGTCTTTATGACGACGGAACGAATGTAAGAACACTCTCAATAGATACATATTCTGTATTTATTGGCGATTTTGGAATTCCGACTGTTAGAATTACATTTAATAAAAAACTTAAACCTACAATTTCAGAAAATGATTTTAGGTTGAAGTGGGGTGCGTAATGAGAAATGAAGAATATATAAAATCTCTTGAAACAACAAAAGAAATAGCATTAAGTACGCTTGATTCCCGTTATGCGACAAAATCAGACTTGAATAATATAGATAAATCGCTTAGAGGTCCTGAAGGTGCTAAAGGTGATAAAGGCGATAAAGGTGAAACTGGTGAACAAGGACCGGAAGGTGAAGCAGGTGCTAAATGGTATTCTGGCGACGGTGTACCTTCATCGGTGCTTGGAATTGATGGAGATTTTTATATAGACAGAGTTACAAAGTTTGTTTATTATAAAGACTCTGGATCTTGGGATTACGATCTTACATTATCTGTAGATAGTTTTTCTTCTGGCAGATTTTCTGAAAATACAATAAGCAATTTAGGTGATGGTTCAGTTTCCATAACAACTTCTGATTATGCTTTATATTCGGATTGCATATTTACTGGAATACCTCAGAAATTTACGATTTCAGGCGATACATTTTCTTTGATTGACAAAACTACAAACTATATTGTTGCAGATTACAACTCTGGAAGTCCGATTTTAAGAAATACATTAGATGTATCTGAGATAGATTTATCATGTATAATTCCTGTTTATACAGTTATAAGAACAGGATTATATTTACATATTCTCGATTGGGATACTATGGCTCGTGGAAGTGTTGAAAAACTTATAAATAGACTTGTAAAAACTCAAAGATTTGCAAGAGAAAACGGGTTATTTATTTCAGAAATTGCCACAAGGAAAATAGGCATCACGCAAGGCTACGCTTGGTACGGCGTTACAAGAAAAAATCTTGAGGCTTTCACTTCCGGTGATGTTGGAACACAAACTTTTTTATATTATTCTGACGGTTTAGGTGGATACAGTTATAATGTTGTTTCTGAATATAATAATACACAATACGATAACGGAACTGGATTGCAAACACTTACAACAAATAGATATGCTGTAAATTGGATTTTCAGGGGCGTTGAGAATAATAAACATTTATATATTGTTCTTGGGACCGATGATTATTTAGAGAGCGGTGCTTTAAACTCTGTTCTTCCAACAGTTCCAGAAGTAATTTCAAATCATGCTATTTTAGTTGGCAGAATAATTGTGCAAAAAAACAGTGATACGGCGACAAGAGTTGACAGAATATTTGATGTAGGATTTGGTGGAGGTGCAGGAGGTGCAGGTGATGTGACTTCTGCAGGTGATAATACTTTCACAGGTTCAAACACTTTTACGCAAATTACAAAAATTGAAAGTATAAGAGCTTATTCCTCTGCTTTCAGAATATTGAACAATAATCCACTATACAACAATGGTGTTGAATTTGGTTTTTTTTCAAGTTCTGTTGGAATAATAAAACCTGCCAATGCGGGATTTGGTGCAGGAGCTTTAACTGTTGGCGGTTCTGTTGGAAGTCTTGATAATGGAGCTTTATATCTTCGTTCAGGTTCTGCTTCTGCTCCTGACGCAGGAGCTTTTTTGACGCTTTGGGGAGCAGATTATACCAATCTTGGAAATAATCTTATTTTATCTACCGGTTTCGGCGGAGAATTAAGGTTAATAAATTATAAATCTACCGGTTTCGGCGGATGTATTTTAACTTTTGATGAAGGTCAAGCTAATATATCAGCTGATTTATTTACTTACGGCGGTTATGAAGTTTTGACTAAAAACGATACTACAGATGATTTACCAGAAGGGTCAACAAATAAGTATCTTACAGGTAACGAAGCCTTTGTAAATACAACAAACACTTTTTCAGCCAATCAAGTTGTAAATGGTAATATTACAGCAAACGCATTACTAGTTGATGAAATTTATGATAGAAATGGTGCTGGAATAACAATAAAAGACCAAGTTTTTTTAGAAGATTTAACAAGAGTTACTGGTAATTTTTTTACAGATATAATATATGAGCAAACATTAAACAACGGTATTCTAATAGACCTTTTAAGAATAAAAGACGGCAGAGCTTATGCGGATAGTACAATTTCAGAAGATAATAAACTTACAACTTCTGCTGAAGTTGACACAAAAATAGATGATATATATATTAATATTGATGGAGGTTCTTCTGCAAGCACTTACGGAGGATTACCTTTTATCGTTGACGGAGGAACAGCATGAGCGTAAAAATACAGTTCAGAAGAGATACAAGCACAAATTGGGCAAGCACGAATCCTACACCTGCACAAGGGGAACCATGTTTTGAAACAGACACTAACAAATGGAAAATCGGAGACGGGACAACTGCTTATAATTCACTGCCTTATTTTGTTGGCGGCAATGTTTTTGACAGTATTTCAGTTGATACAATAAATGAAAAAACTTCTGCCAACGGTGTAATCATTGACGGAGTAACTCTCAAAGACGGTGTAGGGTCATTTAAATCATCCGCAAGTATATTTAACACAATAGAAACCACCGGAACTGGTTATGCCAGAGAGTTTTTTAAAAGGGATGGATCATTTGTGGGGTCAATAGGATCTGATATTTATGGGAAATTTGGTATAAATGGTGGGGACAGTGCATTAAACCAGCTTACTATAAACTCAGATGGCATAGTTAATATGCCTAATCAAAGTTCTGTTTCAGCTTATAACGCTACCTCACAAACTATAACAAATCAATATGACCCTATTGTAATGAACACCGGTGAAATTGATACACAGGGCGAGTGGGATGGTCAGTACTTCAGTCCAAAAGTGACAGGAAAATATTTAGTAACTTTTAGTTGTGATGATATATCAGCGACCAACTATATATATATATTAATAGATACTAGCACTATTGTTCGTGTTCTTGGTTCTGTCAAAAATGGTTTTGGCGGTGGGATATCTCAACTAGTGCCATTTTATGCCGGTAGAAGTTATAGATTTAGCACAAATCTTGGTGGTGGTTGGACTATAACAAACTCATTTATGACAATAACCAGAGTAAATTAATAAAGGAGATATTATTATTATGGGACTTTTAAAAGATAACTTGTATATGAATTTCAAACAGAGACAGATGAAAAGGATATTCAGAAAAAGAACAGAAATTATTATCAACGAGGAAGGAAAAGAAGTTACTAAAGATATTCTTGATGATAATGGAAATGTTATCATGGATGATATATTCCATGTCGATTTATGGGTAAACATATATCCGAGCGTTGCAGAAAGAGATAATTGTATTGTAGCACATAATAGCTTTGATATGCCATATTCTGAAAGTATATCAGATTCTGATATTTATAATTTACTCAAAAATACAAGTGTTAGCTATTCTGATGTATTCGGACAGGAAGTTATATTAGACTTGACCAAAGCGGAAGACCTTATATGAATATAAAATGTCCCGAACATAAAACAGACATGATAAAAAAAATACTTCTTGATAAAAAAACTGTTGTTTATTCATGTCCAAAATGCGATATAAAATATTGTCTGACTATAGA